CCTTGAGGGTATTCGCTTTTATGTATCCTTTGCTTGTAGTTTTGCCTTTGGCGAACTCAAACTCATGGAAGGAAGTGCAAAGATTATCTCATTAATTGCTAGAGATGAGAATCAGCACCTTGCTATCACTCAGAACATTCTGAACAAGTGGAAGAAGGGTGATGATCCTGAGATGAAACAGATTATGAAAGAAGAGGAAGAGTGGACGTATAAGATGTTCGACAACGCTGTAAACGAAGAGAAGCGTTGGGCAGACTATCTGTTCCAAGATGGTAGTATGATCGGACTCAATGATAAACTTCTTCAGCAGTATGTTGAATGGATTGCAAACCGTAGACTGAAAGGCATTGGTCTTAAACCTGTCTATGATGTAGCAGCATCTGCTAATCCCCTGCCCTGGACACAGCACTGGATCTCTTCTAAGGGACTCCAAGTTGCTCCACAGGAGACAGAGGTTGAGAGTTATGTAGTTGGAGGCATCAAGCAAGATGTTAGCAAAGACACATTTAGTGGTTTCAAACTCTAAAAACTGTGCTTAAATAGGAGGAGAGATCCTCCTATTTTTATGCCTAAGAATCAGTTAGAAAAAGAAGAATTAAAAGTCCGTGTTTTGAAACTTAAGCATGAACTTGGAGTTGAAAGTTATTCTGAGGGGATTAAGTTTCTTGCAGATAAATACCTCAATAAGGTATTAGACACCATTGATGAGTACAGATACTAATTATGAAAATCCTTGGATTTACATGGAACGCCCTTTTAGTGGTGATCTTATTTGGGATTACTACGGTTTTGTTTATCGAATTGCCAATCTCACAAACCAACGACAGTACATTGGGAGAAAGTATTTTTGGTCGTTCAGAACACCGCCAGGAAAAAAACGTAAGGTAAAAAAAGAATCTGATTGGAGGAAGTATTATGGGTCTTGTCCAGAACTTAAGGAAGACGTTATCAAATACGGTAAGCAAAGTTTTAGCAGAACTATCCTCAGCCTTCATAAGACAAAGGGCAAAACTAATTTTGAAGAAACAAGACAACTCTTCTACTATAACGTCCTCACAGAAGAGCTTGACGCAGGAGTCCCAAGGTACTACAATAGCAACATCCTCAGCAGGTACTACCGAAAAGATTACTATGGAAAATCTGACGACTGAAGAATTGGTATCTGATATCAGAACTTGGGCAATCGATAAGTTCAATGAAACTGACTCTGATGCTCCACTAGGAGATGCTGCAGCGTTGTATCAAGAATTTGCAGAATGGATTGAACCAGTAGAAGACGAACTTGAGATTGTGTCTCTTGACGAAATTAGTAAAGAAGAGTTTGAGAGATATCAAAAACGCACTTGACGGACACCACTCTCTGATCTATAATATAAGAGTTGAGAAATCAACTGCGGCAAACTCCTTGCTAGTTCAGGTTTGGCGGCGATAGGAACTAGCACCAAGGGTCAGTAGCTCAGATGGATAGAGCAATTCACTTCTAATGAATTGGTCGGGGGTTCGAGTCCCTCCTGACCCGTTGGGGATTGATCGTCTCCATAGGGTATGACAGAAAAGTTGGTGTGGTCAAGCACCCAACATTGTATACTAGGGAAGGCTGTGGTGGCCACCATATCACCTGGAGACAGGAGTTATGAGAACCCATACCAAGGGTCCCGAAAGTTCAGAGGTATTACTAGATTAGTGAGACCCCTCTGTTGAAGGTAAAAATCTAATCCTTCTACCCACCGGGTGAATGGCGCAGTGGTAGCGCAGTTGCTTTACACGCAATTGGTCGGGGGTTCAAATCCCTCTTCACCCATAAATATTACACATTCAGTGAAATGAAGATTCTAAAAAATGTTAACCATCAGATGCAAAGAATGCAAAGCAGAATTGACGAGCACTAGCAAAACTCAGTTCTGTGGATGTCCTAATCAAATGAGTATTGCGGACAACAAGATTGGTGCCATAAACTTGGATAAAGTTGTAATGGTAACAAACAATGTAGAAAGAAAAATTGATAGTCATTTCTCAAGAGAAGAACTTCTTTATCAAGAGGAAAGACGTAGACGTAAAATTCGTAAGTTGGACTTTGAAGTCCGGTAAACCACTATTACTACTTAAAACCATGGATAAAGAAACTATGGACAATTGGTTGAAGATAAAGGAAAGTTTAGAAGAAGCAGGTGCTACTGAAAATTTTTATTATGAGAGAGCATGTGCTATAGTTGCAGGGAAAAAAGACCCTATCGATGTTAAGGCAAACATTAAAGGGGACAGCGGAGCATAGTTCAGTGCCCCAATTTCATAATAAAATTTTATCAATATGCTTTTATTAGAAGGAAAAGTAAAATCTGTACATGAGGGTGAAGTTTCTGAAGAAGTTCTTATTCTTTACCACGATAAAGTCACTGCTGGAAATGGAGAAAAGGAAGATTATCCAGCAGGTAAAGGATCTCTTTGTTGTCAGATTTCATCCATACTCTTTGAGAAATTAGGAGAACTAGGTATTAAAAATCATTATATTAGGCAGTTGGGTCCTAATAAAATGATTTGCAAAAAGGTAAATATTTTACCACTTGAAGTTATTGTAAGAAATAGAGCAGCAGGTTCTATTGTAAGAACTACAACTATTCAGGAGGGACAACCAATCCTTCCTGCTATTGTAGAATTCTTTTTGAAGGATGATAGTAAGCATGACCCTTTGCTTACAAGGGATAGAGTAAGGTTAATGGGTATTGATCCTATGCCTCTTGTAGAGCAGGCATCACTTATTAATGAATACTTGGTTAATATTTTTAATTTAATCGGATTTGATTTAATTGATTTTAAAATTGAATTTGGTATTGATGCTCATGGAGAATTGTATCTAGCGGATGAAATATCACCTGATTCAATGCGACTTTGGGATAAAAATAATCAAAATAAGTATGATAAAGATTTGTTTAGGAATGATGAAGGTGATATAGTTCCTGCATATAGAACAATTCTAGATAAGTTACAGTCGACTTTTATTTGACTTTATATATAATGTAAGATGCACATTTACACTGTGAAACACTGGCAAGAGAACTGGGATGCTCTTCTTGAGAGAGTGGAGAAAGGAGAAACTATAGGTGTAGAAAACGAAAAAGGTGAGAGAGCAATGATGGTTCCTGCTGATGATGAATTGATTAAACTTTACGTTGATCTCAATAATGAGGCACAGTAATTATGGATTTATGCCTTGGACCAGCAACAATGTTAGGTTTTGTTGCTACCGTAGCAACAGGAACATTTACACCACCTGATATTCAGACCTATATTGGTGTAAATTATGGGTATCTTGATTCTGCAATTGAACTCAAGAATCCAATAGGAAAGTATGGTATCGAATACGAACCTACTGAAAATATTAAATTGTTCTTTGAGCATATATCTTCACCGGTTCAGTGTAATGATAACCCCGGAATTAATCATCTAGGAGTAAAGTTCTTTGCTCCAGTTTCAGAGTATTCTAAACTCTATATTGGAGTATCTGCTCACGATCCAGGTTTTGATAAAAAGAACTCCCTCTCAAATCCAATAATTAGTATTGGTGGAGAAGCTGGAGACGACGTTAAATTTTACACTGAGTATCTAACAGATGTCACTAACTTTGGCAATGGAAGATTTGGTGTAGGAGTAAAATTATTTTTTAAGTAATATGAAAATTTTCCTTGATACTGCAGATACAGAAATTATTAGAGACCGTTTTGAAACGGGATTGATTGACGGAGTAACTACGAACCCCACTTTGATTATGAAGAGTGGTAGAAAACCTGAGGAGGTCTATCAGGACATCAAAGATATTGGTGTTCGTGACATCAGTATGGAGGTTGTTGGTAGTGCTGCTCAGATGTATCATGAGGCACGTAGACTTCATGACAATTTTGGTGATGTCTGCACTGTTAAACTCCCTATGACTAGGGATGGTCTGAGTGTCTGTAAAGAACTCTCTGACATGAACATTAAGGTCAACGTCACACTTATCTTCTGTGCCGCTCAGGCGGTCCTAGCAGCGAAGGCAGGGGCAACATACGTTTCTCCTTTTGTAGGACGCTTAGACGACCAGTCAGTAGCAGGTCTGGAGGTTGTTCGTTCTATCACTGGGCTTTATCAAATCCATGGAGTTAAAACTCAAGTTCTGTCTGCTTCAATCAGAAACGTGCAAAGAGCAATTCGTTCTTGGTACAATGGTGCAGAAATCTGCACTATGCCCCCAAACGTTTTTGACCAAATGTATGATCACATTCTTACAGATAAAGGTTTAGAAATCTTTGATGCTGATTGGAAGGCAGTTCAAGGGACTGTCGCCTAAGGGTTTAAGGCCCTTGACTTTATCCGCATTCTCCCTTATAATAAACAGGTCAACACACAGAACAATGGCACTCAACGAAAAGTTCAAGAATAGAGATCTCAGCATCCTTCGTTCAGCAGCACAAGGTGAATACTTTCTAGACGTAAAGAATCCAAAACTCTATAAGAAAGTTCGCAAGTTTTATGAGAGCGATGGCGTAGTATTCTCAGGTGATGCTCTTGATGATTATGATATGATGATGGAACAGATCGCTATTGATCTTGATACTGAAACTGCCGAGGTTGCACAATGAACAAGCAAATTGTTCTTCTTGAACGATTCCCATATCGTTATATCCAAGCAGGTATTCTGGAAATCAATGGTAAACCAGACTACCGCATTCAGAAAGTCGATTCATACAGTGGTAAATACAAAGACATGTATCTTTGTGATAATGAAATGCAGTTGATGACTGCTATGGAGGACTACCAATACACTCTTTGGTTAGATCCCGATGGTGTCCCTTGTTATGTAAAAGATAGGGTAAGCAGAGTTTCCTAATGGATAAAAAGGACGAGTGGTATTATGTTTGTATTAATTTTGAAAAAGATGCAATGCAATTAACATTTGTCCATCCATGGATGACCGTATCAGATGCACGTCTTTTGTTCAGTGATGCTTTTGAAAGATTTCAATCACATAAAAAGTATCACGGATGGAGGAATGTTTATACACTAATGAATATTAGTTATGGTATATGGCAGAGAGAATCTGAAACAAATGTGAGAGCTAGATTAGATCTCATTAAGTCACGGATGGACTCTAACAGCACTGGTCGGGATGGTCTTTGACCCCTGAAGTTTCCTAGTTCTTTAAAAAATTAGGTGGTGGAGTCAATAGACCCTTCTAAAAACTAAATAATCTCAGAGTTAATTTATTAGTACTATGTCAACTAAAGGAACAGCAGCAAAGTCTGCAAACGGGGCAGCAATGTCTAAGTATGATGTTGAAGTTGAGGCAAGACTTCAAGCATTGGAATCAAAAACACATTCAAAGTGTGATGGCGGTTCTAGTGCAGACGGTGATAGACTTGCGGCGCTTGAAGCAAAGGTTGATGATTTGATTTATAGTTTATCAAAAAAAATGAAACTCTGATGGTTTCTTGCTTTTCCTAAAAGCAAGTGGTGCGGATGGAGGTAACTCCCGCCCTGTTTCTTGCTTCAGGACAAAGAGCAAGTGGCGTGCATGAATAGACCTTTTGAGGATGGTTGCATAAACCATCCTTTTTTTGTATAATATATACTATAAATATACCTTGAAATTATGAGTCAATATTCAAAAACAGCACTTGTGTTAGGTGCTGGTGGATTTATTGGAAGCCATATGGTTAAGAGGCTCCGTGAAGAAGGATATTGGGTCCGTGGGGTTGATCTTTCAGATCCTGAATTTACTTCTACTCAAGCACATGAGTTTGTTCATGGTGACTTACGTGATATTGGATTTGTTGAACGTGTTTTAAAATTTAAAGGGTATCAAGGTAACTTCTTTTCCTCTGTTCCCGAAAGATATATTAGAGCATTTGATGAGATATATCAGTTTGCTGCTGATATGGGTGGAGCAGGATATGTATTTACTGGGGAGAATGATGCAGACATAATGCACAACTCCGTTCAAATCAATCTGAACGTTCTTGAGTGTCAGAAAAAAATGAATGAAGCTCTTAGTAATAAACCCAATGCTAATAAAACCAAGATCTTTTATTCTAGTTCTGCTTGTATGTACCCTGAGCACAATCAATTAGACCCTGATAACCCTGATTGTCGTGAAGACTCCGCATATCCAGCAGCACCAGACTCAGAATATGGATGGGAGAAACTATTCTCTGAGAGACTATATCTTGCGTATAATCGTAATTATAATATTCCTGTGTGCATTGCTCGCTACCACAACATCTTTGGACCAGAGGGAACATGGGAAGGTGGAAAAGAGAAAGCACCAGCAGCAATCTGTCGAAAGGTTGCTTATCTCCCAAAGGAGGGTGGATCGATTGAGGTGTGGGGAGATGGATTACAAACTAGATCCTTCTTGTTTGTTGATGAATGTGTTGAAGCAACCTTCCG